AACCACTGGCGATGGAATCCTGTCGTTGTCACACACGTCAAGCGGGGAAAATTTAGGCGTTTTCGCGTATTCGTCCAACAATTCCTTCCCTGCGGGCAAGACCTCCTCCGGCACCACGTATGCCGGGGTGTCCATGACCGAGAAGTGGGACGAAACGTGGTCATCTGGAAATTCGGGGCACGCGGGGTATGTTCTTGCTGGGCAGGCAACGGGCGCGCAAACGGTAACCAATACCCTCTCCGCTGCCCCAGCGAACGAGCATTTCCTGGGCGTCACCTCTATGACAGGAGTGCATCAATCCGTTCCAGCGGGGACTTCCGCTACCGCCCAAGGCACGGGAACGGCATCGTCAGTCACCGCAAGCGATGCCGCAACTGGGGATTTGGTGGTGGACGGTGTGAGCCAGATTGATACCGGAACGACGACGGCTGGTGCTGACCAAACGGAGCGTTGGGGCCAAGACACGGGACAGAGTCTATGTCGTGGGTCCTCTCAGCCCGGCTCTGCGGGTGGGGTGATGACATGGACTTTTACCGGCAGTAACCAGTGGGTCGCTGGTGCAGTTGCGTTCAAGGCGGTGTCAGCTTTGCCAGTAATTACTCGCTCAATGCCCCAGATTAGAATGCACACTTAACTTTCTTCGGAGATAGATTATGTCCGGTCTAACACTTCCAGATATCGGTGAAGGAGACAGTGATCTTCAGGCTATTTTATTCCAAGAATATCTTGAGGTTCTTGTTGCTGGTATTAATGGCCTTGATTGCGTTCTTTCAGGATTAGCTGTAACTGGTGGTGCAGATATGACACCAGCAGTAGCAAAGGGCGCAGTTCTTTCAAATGGAACAATGTTTGCAGTTGCTGCTGCTGATGTTACTATTGGAACTGCTGATGCAACAAATCCACGTATTGATTTAATTGTTGTTAATAATGCTGGAGCATTGGCAGTTCGTGCCGGAACTCCAGGAGCTTATGTAGCCGGTGTTTCTGCTCCAAAACCTCCTGTACGAAGCGCGAATGATGTAGTGATCGCATCTGTCTTAGTGTTGGCCAATGATACTAGTATCGAGACCTCGAAGATTGATGACAAACGTATGCTGCGGACTAATGGACCGCTTGTCATCGCTAAATCTGGCGTCAAGTCGCAAGCCAATAGCACGGCAACAGTTAGTATTTTCAATACAGCACCCATTATTCCAAGCGGACTATTTTTAGCTGGGAGACGAATACGAGTAACGGCAGGCGGAAACTTCCTGCACAATACCACAACAGATGCAACTTGCACAGTGCGTATCCTTTATGGCGGCACTGTGATTTTTCAAGATACGTCTGTGGCCTTTGGTGTCACAGCGGATGCTGATCGTTTCCCGTGGCATCTTCAGTTTGAGCTTATTGCGAACGGCAATGCCGATCAGCGGTTGACAGGCCATTGGATTCACAATCCAGCCGTTAACACCGCGCCTGCAACAGGTATAGGAGACATTACAACTGACGAGATGGCCGGTAATACAGCTATTGGTTCAGCTACTGGTGGGATTGCGGTAGATTCTGACGCCGCAGATAGAACCCTCGATATTGACTTTGACTTTAGCGCCGCTAACGCTTCAATCGAATGGGTGTGTCAAGGCATTACGGTGGAGTTGCTTTAAATGCCTAGTTTTGTTATAGGAATAAGTGAAATAGGTATTGGTGAAATTGGAGCTGCTGGTGCTCCAGCTATTCCCAGTAAGCCTAAAATTTATGTTTATTCAAGTGCAGTAAACCGCAATACAGTTAGGTTAAGAGTAAAGACAAATGTAATTCATATTAAAGTTTATGGCGAGATTGCTACATATTTTCCCGTCCCACTGTGGATTACATCGGCAGTCAATAAACGTAAATTACTTCAGAAACGACTTAAAGTATTTCGTGTTGATCTTGGTGCTGTAGCTGGATTACCAACTACAAAACCTCCGATTCGTAAGCTTCTAGTAGTGCTGCAGGCAAAGGAAAGAGGTTTAATAAGATCAAGGATACGCACCAAACCAATCTTTGTTAAGACTTCAAAAGCATCAGCAATAGTTGTTCCTATAAAGCCATATGCAATTAGATTAGTTCCACAAGCTATTCAGCGCAGTAAGCTTGCTGCTAAAATTATTGCACAGGTTCGTCTTGCGCGTGCTGCTGGATATATTACTCGTCCTCCGCCACTATATCCTACAAAAGTTGTTTCGCAAGCAGTTGAACGTGGAAAGTTTCGTTTACACTATCGTGCTAGAGTTGAGTTACGTAAGGCAATTAAACCGCCAGTAGTAGTTTTACCAAGCTTTCCACGTTCCCTTGAAGTTGTTTTACAGACAACTAATAAAGCAAGTTTACGTAAAAAATATCATATTACAACAGAATTACGTCGTTTCTATGGTGGAGCTGCCGCAGTTATTCCAGCCTTTCCACAGCATATCAAAGTTATTGCCACAGTAAGAAGAGAAATAAACCGTAGTATTCGAACGGTATTAGGTAAACCCGAAGGATATATTACTAGCAATCCACCAATATATGCTTTAAGAGTATTGCTTCAGGCTGATTATAGAAAGGCAGTACAGTTAAGAGTTAAAACACGAGTTATTCTTAAGTCTGTATTTGGTGGGGCGGGAATAGTATATGTAGATTACGGCGCACCTTTTCTATTTACGGAAGCAAATTGGACACAGCCAAATCCATACTTTGAAGTTTATATGAGAGCAATAGTAGGAACGGTATATGCTCGAGTTTTTGACGAGACAACTTCTTTACCTGTAGTAGATTCGGAAGTAAGTACAGTATTTACAACTTTCCAACGAATTCGCTCATCAGAACTTATCTTAACTGATGGCCATATTTACAGACTTCATGTTGGAAAAACAGCGAGTTCCAGTGGTGAAATTGTTTCCGGCAGATTAATTATCATTTAGGAGAGTTCCATGTTTAATTCAAGCGGTGTTGAGGCAAGTATTGGCGATAAGAAAGTCAAAGTATGGGGCGATAGCCTTATACAACTTCTTCAACTTCTCGTATTGGTTATAGTAGCTTTTGGCTATTATAAGCATGACGTGGAAGCAGGACAGCAGAATCTAACCACTGTTGAAGCCATCAGGGAGCAGATAAAAGTGCAGCGGGAACAGCTTAATGCTCAACGAGAGGCTAATTGTCTTAATAGGCTTACAGAAGAGCAACGTAAGCAGCCAAAAGAAATCGAATTCTGTCGTGAACTGGGAAAAGGACGATGAACTTAAAACCAACCGTAAAAGTAACCAACCTTACTCCTCAAATTCTTCTTGCTCTTATTGTTGCAGAAGGGCTTTATCGTCTCTATATCTCTCCCACATATCAAATTACAATCACAAGCTGTGATGATGGAAAACATGGAGACGATACATGGCATGGAGAAGGTAGAGCAGTTGATATTAGAACCAGAGATATTCCCAAAGAGGTAGATAAGAAGGAATTAACCCGAGCAATTGCTGATGCGCTTCCCGGCTATGATGTACTTTTCGAGTATGAAGGAACAGATAATGAACATATCCATATCGAATATGATCCTGACAAAGAACGTGGATAATCCCCGATAGTATTTAAGCGAAATAGAGATTACACTGAGAACAATAGGAGGCGATAAATGAGCTTTCTTTCAGCTATTCCAGTTATCGGGGATCTTATCAATGGCATTGGAGATGCTGTTGATAAGAATGTAACTACTGATCATGAGCGGCTTACAGTTAAAGCCAAAATGATGGAAATTGCAGCTCCTGCGATGATTGCAGTTGTTCAAGCACAGACTTCTGCTAATGAGCTTACTGCAAAGATTGCAGAACTTGAAGCAAGAAGTGAGGATCGCCTTGTTCGCTGGAGGCGTCCGATTCTAGCACTTGCTGCTGCTGGAAACTTTATGATAGTATTATGGTGGTGGCTTTTAACATCTCCAATCAATGTCTTTGAGCTTACTGATATTCCTGCTATAGTATCTTATAGCTTTACATTTGCTGCTCTTGTTAATGGCCTCGATATTGGAACTCGTGGACTGGAGAAGATGGTCGGTAAATGGTCATCTCGCGCTAATGGAGAACACTGATGGCTCAAGCACAAGTTCAAGTTCCTCGTAATCAAATAGTTGATATCGCTGATATTATTGGTAAGCTTGCTCCTATATTCCTCGATAAGACAACTACAACTACCGGCAATATTTCTGCCGAAGCTGCTGCTCAAAGTGATGCTGCCTTTAATCTTGCTTTCAATCGTGCACAGTCCAGCGATCAAGCTGATCGTCTTATTGAAGATATTCTTTACCGAGCGCAATTAGCTTTCGCTCCTGTTCTGGGTGAAGAAAAAGCTGCTGGAGTATATAACAGTTCAACAAAGCTGCTTCTGGGACAAGAAGCGCAGCGTAGAGCTGCCGCTGCCGCTGGAGCAGCTGTTCTTCAGGATCAACAACAGAATCTTGCAACTGCTGCGAGTGTTGCAAATCAGCGAACTCAAGCTACTCGTGGAACAACACAAACAGCTCAACGACAGGCTAATCCTCTTCTTGGTTTAGGAGCACTTTTTGCACTCGGAGGTGGACAAAAACTATTAAAGAAACCTCCAACATCAAAAACACTTCCTCCTCCCGCTTCCAGCGGTGCTGAAGCTGTAGAACCTGGGGCATATGATTATACGCAAGAAGGATATTCTTCTTTCGAAACTGGCAATATTAGTGCGCCTCCAATTCTTGGAGCTGGAAATCTTGAAGAAGCAGCAGGTGCGGGATTTTTCGCAGATTCCATCTCTGGTGGAGATTTAGCAGAATTTACTGCTGCCGATGCTTTTGGAATCTATGATTATGGCTTTGATGGAGCAGATCTAGGAGTTGCGTCTGATATTGGATTTTCTGAGGCCGGAAGTGAGCTAGCTTCTCTTCCTGCCGGAGAAGAAGAACTTGGATTCTTCGAGGATATTTTTGACATTGGCGGTGGAGATGGAGGATTCTTCGAAGATGTTGGCGGCTTTTTTGGATTCGCTGATGGTGGACAGATTCCGAAAATCAATCCATTAGCTGCCTATACAGATGCAGCTCTTATTTCTCGCTCCCGTCCAGTCAATAAAAGTAGTCCTCTTCTTTCTCGTCTAGCATCTTCAACTACTACGGCTTCTGCTGTCGGAGCGCCAACACGACAACGTAAACCAACCTCCGAAGATGAAGAAGGAGATGCTCGTATAGGAGGGGATTCCAGCAGTGTTGGAACATCTGCTTCCAGTACTGGCCCCGGTGGACCTGGAAGCGGTAGAGCAGCAATGACAGCTATTGCTGCAATGGCATCAATGGCAGCTATGGGACTCCCAGGATTGCTAGGCTTTGGAAAAAATCTTGGAGCATATGAACTTGGTAAGAATGTTATTAGCAATCTTCAAGAAACTCAATCTCTTGAACAAGCACAAACTGAACTTGCAGATTTTATGGCTGCTTTTTCTCAAGCTATGGCGGAACCTGGATTCGGCCTTTCTCCTGGACTAGAACCGCAGGGATTCGATTACAGTTTTGATGCTATTGATCAAGAACCTGGGACTGCTGAAGCTTCAGAATCAAATACAGAAGCAGAATCCAGCGAAGCGGATGCAAGCTCTGGAGCAGAAGATTCTGATAGTTCTGGAAGCGGCGAAGGCGAAGGTGATGATGGCAGTGACGGAGATGAAGGTGGCGGCGACTTCTATGATGGCGGAGTAGTTCTGAAGAAAAAGGGAAAGAAAGATGGATATGCTGAGGGTGGTCGCGTATCTAGGGAAGAAGATTACATCAAACAAGTAACCAAATCTCCTAATACTCTTGGCTCTCCTTCTATTATCGACGAGTTACTGAACGCATTATTCAAAAGCCCAATTGATCGTAGAGGAGCAGATTTTGGTATTCCTCCAGCGAATGTTAAAACTTCCGCAGTTGACAGTGTTCCAATTAATGTAACTCCGGGCGAATATGTTCTTCCTGTTGATGTTGTTAACGTTATTGGAAAAGATAAACTGGACGCACTTGTTGATTCTCTCCATCAACCAGTTCAGGGTGGAAGGGTGACATGATGGCTGTAGAGAACATTGGCAGCCTCGACAAGATCCTTTCTGAGTTCGCCAACGTAGGTGCAGCTCAGGCTGCGCAAACAAAGAAGCTAGATGCAGATGAAGCTGCATTAAATGAGTCTGTTGCAAAGGAAACGGATGCGATTCGCCGCGAGGCGGAACTCACAAGTCAAGTGCAAGGTCTTGTCGACGAGCTTATGATGCGGCGTACTGGAAGGAATCAGGAAGCAGCAGCTTCCTTCGGCACCAATCCTGATGCTTCTACCTATGTAATTAATGAACTTGCGAAAACATCCATTGAAAATGACAAGAAACTTGCAGCTTCGGCCGCAGATCTTTATAGAAAGATGGCTGTTGGTCCCGGCGATGATATTCTTGAGTGGATAGTTAATCAATTTACGTTGCCATCTCAGGCCCAAGCGCACAACGCTCTCGCTGTTGAGCAGGAAGTTGTAGCTGGCGCTATTACTCGTTTACAGCAGCAGACGCAAGAGCAGGTCAAGATCAATAACGCTATTGATGTCAACACATCTCAGGCTATTATTAAAGCAAATTCCAGTCGTCTACTTGCCGCAGCTCTTGTCAAGGCTGAGAATGCACGACAAGATGCTCTTAAGACAAATATGACTGTCGGAAGTGTTCGTCTCGCTACTACACAACAAGCTTTTACCAATTCTCTCGCTCTTGTTCGTGCTCAAGTGGATCTTCAGCAGCTCCAGATTAGTCGTGATCGTAATAAACTGGATGAAGAACTTAAGCAAGAACGTCTTGAGAAGCTACGTCGAGAAGAAAAAAGTGATCTTGAACTGCAGGTAGATCTTAACCGAGCTACTGCTCTTCATGGAATGCGGCAAATCACTCCTGAGCAATTTCGTCGTATGTCAGGTCCAATGAAACAAGTTCTCGAATATGCAATGTCAGATCCTTCAATGCTTAGCGGCAGACTTGGACCGAATCCTGCTGTTGCTGTTGAAATGGCTTCTGCAATAAACTCTCCTCTTACCCCGGCAACGCAGGATGTAAAGATGAAGCTTATTGATATGATGGTAACTGCTCAGTCACGTCCAGATTGGGCAGCTCTCAAACCTGAACAGAAACAGAATGCACACATTAAAGCCATTAATGAGCGACTTGCTGTTGAGATGAAGAATATTCCTGACTCTGGCAGCCTCTTCTCTTCTCCACCGATGCAGAGTGTTGGAAAGATTCCGAGAGTAGAGGCAACAACATTGTGGCGTGAATATATGGCGCCTCTTGCTAAAAATCCAATGGCTCCAATGTCCGCGAATCAACTATTTGTTGGTGCTCTCGATACTGTTGCTGCTGGAAAGATGCCAATTGAACAAGCTGCTCTTGAAATCTCAGAAATCTATAAAGCTGTTGTTGCTGATAATTGGCATAATAAAGATTATGGCCGTTTTGCTATTCAAGTTCCAGAACAATTTCGCCATTCTTACTTTACTCGCATACCTGGACCGTTCCGCTTCGGGACTGAGCAACCTCTCGATATGACAAATGCAACTGCTGTCAAGAATCGTATGCTTCGTCATCTTAACGCACAGAAGATGAGTGATGAAGCAGAAGAAGCATCTCAAGGCATGATGCCCTGATGGAACATTCTGATTTACATTTCGCAACAGATAATCATGAAGTGGCCCTTAGTGGGCGTAGTATGTTCGATTCTGTTGCTGACTTTCTTAACAAAGGTATTCCGCTTACTGGCCTCAGCATCTACAACAGTTTTGTAAATACTGCTGTAGATGTTGGTAATTTCTTCGGCGGGGAGCTTGAGCGTAATAATCCTGTTGTGCAACTTCAAGATTATGACGATGATCTTCTCACCTACTACAAAGATCACGCAGAAGGTATTGAAGCTGCTGGCTTGGTTGTTGGTAGCTTTATTCCTGGACTTGCAGCAATAAAAGCGTTACAACTAGCCAGTCGTGGTAAGCAGGGTCTTAACACAGCAATGGCTACTGGTCTCCTCAGCGGCAAGAAACAGGCTGTGATTAATGATGCTATCGCTGAAATCAAGGCTGGAGAAGCCTCCCTTTTCGGCAATATTAACGCCTCTAAACTCAAAGCTATTGCTTATGGCTTCGGAGATCAAGCTCTCCAAGCAGCGGCATGGGAAACAGCAACGATTGCAACAATGAAAGCAAATCCTCTTCTCGACAAAGATGGATTTGAGGATATTATGTCTCACATGTTCTGGGGCACACTTGTTGGTGGCGGTGTCGGAGGTATTATTGAAGGTATTGCTATTCGCTCAACAATCAATAATGCTCTTCGAGATATAGATGCGAAAGAAAAAGTTTTCGATCTTGCTAAGAACTTTGGACTTGGTAATTTCAATGCTGGTGATCGTGTTGTTGCTCTCATTAACAGCATTGATGAGATGCCAATTCCTGTTACTGCCGGAGAAAAAGTTAAGGCTGTTAGAACAAAATCTCAAGCTGAGATAGAGGCGTTGAAAATACTTAAAACTATTAGTCCGGAGGCTGATGAAAACCTTGGAAAGGCCTTCATCGACTCTCTCTATCATATGCGCCATCAAGCACAACTCTCTAAGGAAGAAATGTATGACTATCTTGCTCGTCTCGCACGGATTAGTCGTGCTGATTCAGAATCATATCTTAAAGGTGATGACGTATTCTATGTGAATCGTTTCGCTAATAAGGAGGATGTTTATTTCGGTGACCTCATTATTCAGCCTTCGAAGGCGAAAACTGCTGAAGAAGCGGCTAATTTTGTAGAAATGCAGAAGAAGGCAACTTCATCTTATGCTTATGCAATACAACCTGGAGCTGCTAATGTTCGTGTTGCTCGTTTTATTGATACTATTGTCACTGACGATGGTAGAGAAGTTGCAAAATATGCGAGTAAAACTGAGGCTTTTGAAGCTGGGGAAGATTTCTTCATCGACTCGCATCTTAATGTTCTCGTTAATCCAGAATCAAAGAATGTGAAACGAATTCCACGTCCCGGCGAAGGTAGAATCCTTAGTGTAGAAGAGGAGAAAGTTTTCCGTTCAACTGGAAATCTTCCAGAAGGTGCAAAACCTCTCTACGGTGCTCCTCTTTTCTTCAATGTTCTTACGGGTCATGTAACTGATCGCGCCTATGCAGTTATTGGCGATCTCGCTCCTATTAAGAATGTCAAGGATCTTTTAACTTACGACTCTCGTGGCAATATTACTGGTATCTCCTTGAGCACCGAGTTGGGGAAGAAATATTCAAGCACGCACTATGTGGAATCTGGTTTCAATTATCAGGATGCTTCTGCTATTGATGCCAATGCTCGTTATGTTTGGGCGTATGCTCGCGGACTTAAACGTAATGATATTATTAACTACAATGATATTCCAATGCTGGAACAGGTTATTCGGATAGGTAATGCGGATGGTATGGCTAATGTAAGAGAACTCAATGTTCGTGTAAGACAGCCGAACGGAGATATTACCAAACTTCCAGATGCGGCTGCTGTTCTTGAACGGCAGGTGTGGAAGGAGAAAGATACAGTTATCGCTGAGTTGCTTGGAGATGGCAGTAAGCGAGTAGATGCTGCTGAAGTTGCTATTAAAGTGAATGTTCCAAAGAGTTATCTAGAAGCTGGAATGCGAGCAGCTAAGTGGGAAGAAGTTTCAGTTCCTATTCAGAATCATCTTAAAGTTAACACTATTCGTCTTGAGTATGACATCGGCGATCTTAGTGTGCAGGAAGGAAATATATTGAGAGGCATGATTGATATGCAGTATCGTATTGATATGGCGAAACAACAGGCTCTCAATGCTGTTACTAATTACTACAAAGGTGAAGTTCCTCGTATGCTTGCGCGAGGAACAGCTAAGGAATCCAGCATTCTAGGTGCTGGTCCAGGAGCCTTTACTGCTTCTACTGCTGAGTACGGGACTCTTGCTCAACAGATGGAATCGCTTGGCAATGCACTTAGTCAATGGATGCAGGTGAGGCGCAGCTATGTCAGCGATCATCTTGCTGGAAAAATTGCTGCTCTCGAAGGGGATGAAATAGCTAGTGCTGAACTTGCAGTTATTACAAATATAGGACGAAGAGTGGCTCGGCAATTTCAAATGCTCCCAGAAGGAATCGCTGAACAGTATAAGAAGCTTGGAGTATCGGGCGAGACTATGGTTCTTGAAAAATCTCTTATTAAAGATCCTGAAGGAGCCATTATTGGCTGGAAACCTGAGTATATTCCAAATGAAGGTGTATGGATTGACGGCAGCCGCTTTGGAAAGCTTGATTACAGCGACAAACCCTTTGAAGGTGCGTTTACTTATTATAGGCTTAATCCAAAAGTAGCCTCCTTCCTTCGTGCCGGAACAGAACTAAATGATGAACGACTTATTCATCACAATAATTGGCTTGCTGCTCAGGGTATTGCTCGTAAGTATGATCTTGGCACTGTTTATTTTCCGCCTATTGATACTGCTCGCTATAAGTATGTGGCACTCGTTCGTGAGGCCGAGGGAATAGCTTTTGGAACTAGTGATGCAGCAGCTATAGTTAGTGATTCTGCTGAGGGACTTCAGAAGAAGGTTGCTCTTGTTCTTCAAGATAATCCACAAGCCCGTATTAGCTTCAAAGGAACTTCCAGAGACTATCACCAAGCTCTCGGAGACTATGATTATAGTCTTAATCTCGTTGAATCAGCTATTGATTCCAACCTTCGGAAGAAAGGTATTCTTAGCGATGTATTGCCTAATGTTCGCGGGCAGCAACAACTCAAGGAATATTTCGATTGGCATATACGACAGGAAGAGCGGCAAAGCAGAAACTTTATGGAATTAGGCAATGCGCAACTCTTCGCTGAATTACGAACACTGGGGAAGCGTTTCGTTGAACCGCAGGAAGCTGTGGGGCCACAAGAGGGAAGATTCTTCCGACGAGCCGAGAATCCATTCCGTCGTTATACTGATCTTGCTCTTAACATTAGTCCAAAGCAAGAATATCGTTTGTGGCAAGACTCTCAGGAGAAGGTGGAAGCTTTTGCTGCTACTGCCTTCCGACAAGCGAAGGAATTGCTTGGACAGGCGAATAAAGGACTTATTAATTACGAGCAAGCAACAGAGTTAACAAGCCGCTTTGGTCTTGGCAATCCGTATCAACGGACTATTGAAAAGCTTGGAGAACTGAGCGAGAGTGGTGCAACAAAAGGAGCACTTGAACGGTTTGCTGAAGCTAATCGCCTTCCTTTAGGTGTTCCGCTTTCTCGCTTTGTGCAAAAAGCGAATTCTGTTCTAGCAGCGACTGTAATTCGGCTTGATGCTTTTCAAACTTTAATAAATGTGGTATCAACCCCTGTGCTTCTAACAGCCGAGTTCGCATCAGTAAAGAACAATCCAGCCTTACGCCAGCTTCTGACAACAGAGCTTCCAGGTGGAGGTGGTAAAGTAGTTCCTTCCTACTCGAAAATATTGTTCGAATCAGTGGGAGACTTTTTTGGTCGAGACAAAGAAGCTCTAGTCTCCCGCTACCGTAATCTTGGAACGGTTCGGGAACTTTCATCTGACTACCAAGAAATGCTCTCTTCTTTAACGATTGCTGGTTCTGCGACAGCAAAAAAGCTAGAAGAAATGGGCGAGAAGGCTGTAAAGCTCGGAGTGAAAATCTCTCGCGCTGATTGGGCGGAAGAATTTGTTCGATTTGTTGCATCAAGAACAGCTGACAAACTTTTCTCCGCTCTCGGACACTCGGGACAAGCTCTTGACGACAATATAAGAACATTCGTAAACCGAGTGCATGGTAATTACTTAGCTGCGCAAAGGCCGATTGCATTCCAGGGGCCAATAGGACAAGCAGTTGGACTCTTTCAAACATATCAATTTAACCTAATGCAACAGATGTTTCGCTACGTTGCAAATCAGGAAAAACTCCCACTTGCAATGTTATTCGGCATTCAGGGTACCTTATTCGGTATGCAAGGAATTCCCGGCTTCCATGCTTTGAATACTCATATCGTAGGTAATGCGTCGAATAATCCTGAACATAAGGATTTTTATTCACAAGTGCCAGTATTGTTTGACAAGAAGCTTGGGGATTGGCTATTATATGGCTCACTATCAAACGTTCTCTCGACTGGGTTGTATTCTCGTGGTGATATAAATCCACGCCAAATATCCATCCTTCCAGTGAATCCGTTAAACTTTCCAGCAATTTCGGCTGGAATACGTTTTGTTGGTAATCTCTGGGATTTAGGTACCAGAATGAAAGACGGTGCTCGTTTTTCTGATGCATTACTACAAGGACTAGAGCATAATGCTTTATCGCGTCCTCTGACTGGTATTGCTCAGATGGTACAAGGGTATACGACCACATCGAAAGGTTCCTTGATTAGTGCATCGAATGATTGGGATTCTATAGCGACAGCTTCACGCATCCTTGGAGCAAGACCTCTTGATGAAGCAGTCGCATTAGACGCTCTCTATCGAAAGACCGCATACCAAGCGAAAGATACGGCGCGGATACAGCAATTAGGTGAGGCTGTAAAAACAACACTGATCGCTCATCAGACTCCAACAGTGGAAGAGCTACAATCGTTTGCGGGCCGATATGCAGCTTCGGGTGGTAGAGTTGAGCATTTTGGTAGGAAGATGATCGAATGGACGCGCGACGCCAATCAGTCAACCGCCAATGATATTTATCGTTCACTTCGGTCTCCTTTGAATCAAAACATGATGAGAGTTATGGGAGGTGAAAGACTCCCAGATTTTTCTACTTCTCTTCCGGCTTCGGTGACTGCGACTTCGCCAATTCAATAGTTATAGCCTTCGGCCCCTCTGTAACTTCCACGTCAACAAACTGCGGATCATTTGCAACAATAATAGCTCCCTTCTGTCGTAGTTTTCCAACCAACATATTGCATAGATCCGGAAGATCGTACACTCCATCTAGCAATATTCCAAGATCCGCAGCAATTGCTCCAAGTGAACTCTCAAGATCCATTCCTTCCAGTTTAGCTAGAAGTTCTGGATGTTGTTTTAGCTCTTGTTGAAGAGCTAGAATTGCATCTGGCAGCATGATGTGATACATTTAAGTTTTCTCCTTCCGCTCCTTCTCCGCCTCCCCTGCGCGGGCTTCGGCGGCTTCAAGCTTTCCCGATAGCATCCACGCTTGATCCTGAGCATCTACCTTTGCTTGCCTCTGGATTTCCAACTCCCGCTCTTTCTCCACCAGCGCGGAGCGGAGAAGGTTGGCATATTCTCTAAGTTCCAATGCGCGGAGCTGCATGCCTACCCAATCATCCCAGGGCACTGTTCTAATTCCACGGTCCTTTTGAAAGCTCCGTGATGGATAGTCAGGAATCGTGAACTTTGGCTCCTCCGGCATCTCCCCGCTGTCGGGGGCCGCGCTCGCAGACGTTCTTGTAGCCTCAGCTACTTCGGTCCTTTCGGGTTCCGTAATCTGCGGCGCGGCTTTCAAAAAGACGTGTTCTACAATCCTGAAGAAATGCTTAACATGCACTAAGGCACAATGATGTGCTTCGTCTGCAGTAAGAAAATGCCGCGCTTGATTAGCATCTTCTGTCCATTGACCGGCATAAGGAAGAGATTCCCAAGCGGCTGCTCTCCACCATATAGTCGGACTGTGATTCTCCTGCTGCCCACGTTCTATTAACCAAACGCATTTAGATTCCGGCGCGGCTTTCGATTGGGCGAGGAGGGCGTCGATGCGAGAAATAGTGTCTCGACCGGTTCCAGTTCTGGCTTCATTTCTCAGCCGGATAATCAGTAACCGGCATTCCCGCAGCAGTTCCACCGCTTCATCGTTCATAGTGCTCTCCTTTCCTCTTCGCTCAAAAGTTTCCAGTCTACAAACTTCAAATCTTTCTGTCTTTCGGCTTTGGGTAGCCAGCCTTGTCCCGTAATAGCTTTCACATGATGTATCTTATCAGCTTGCTCAAGGCTCTGTATCAGTATTGCTAAATCTGTTGGTTTATCTAAATCTTTGTGAACTTCTTTCCAGAGGTCTTTGAGTCCCACCGGTTTTGCAGTAATAGCAATAATTCTGAGCAATTTGTCCGCGATTGCGGAATGTTTTCCCTTTCCAAATTCACCCAAAGCCTTTGGCATATTCCTTTCAGCAGCACTAAGAAATGTGTTTGCTCGTAAGACTTCGGCTGTGTCAACGGTTGTCGAGACGTGACTTGCTGCACAGCTGAGACATCCTTTAAGGAGCTGAGTAAATCTGCGGTTTGAATAGTGCCTGAATCGAACATCAGGTATATCCTCCCATCCTTTATAAATCTCGTCGAGCATCTCATGAGCCGCAGACGTAATCGTCGCGCTGCCTCGGACTTTCGATTGAATGGTCTTAAGTAGAGTAACGAGTTGCAATTTCTTTTCCTCGTCGGGAGGGTCTGGAAATGTAAATTTTCGTCCACTGATTTCTCCATGAATGTGGATTAACCTACTAACAAAACCTTGTCCAATCAAGTTCGCTGGGAATGTATCAGCATAATCTTGAGGAGTAATGCCACCTAAGATATTAAGTGTTGGAAATGGTATCGCAACACTGACACCATTCTTAATTCTACTCCTGTAAATATCATCATAATCCCACAACTGTCCTAACATTCGACAGAAGTCAACATTGTTGGTACCGACAAATTCGTTAAACTCGTCAGCGGTGATGTAGATTTCTCTGGGAGATAGATCATCAACTTCCCTGCTGCCCCACAGATTATCTGAAGTCGTCTTGTCATAACTGCGTCGTTGTCCATATGAAGATCTATCTGTAGAAAGCTCTTGCGTCTCTCCTTGTAGATCAAGCAGAAGCTTCTCTTTCGTTGTTCTATCTGCTGCGATAGTAGAATAGCCCGTGGAAGTGATGAGTCTCTTCCCAATACGAATCGCAGTTGACTTTCTAGCACCTGGCTCTCCAACGAGGATACAATAGATGTTTGGAAACACTTTGAAGTGTCCATGTTGTATATGAAAATTTCTACCAAGTATGGCTGCAATGATGGACAGAGCACACCAGCGATGATAGATATAAGGTGGCTCAGTTTTTTCGGTGTATTCGAGATATAAACTAATGAAATCGGGTTCATTCACTTAGCCCTCCCGATTCTTCTAAGATAATACTCACGATTATGCCGCTGCTTCCATCCAGGATGTGCAGCAAGCCAAGTCTCCATCTGCTGTTGACGCTTCAGTTTATTTCTGATGTAATATTCCTTATCATACTGCTTGCGGCTTAATCTACTTTCAACTTCTTTATTCGTGCCCATATGTTGCTTTCACCTTTCATGTCAACTGGAACACGTAATACGCGAGAAATCCCAGTGCAGTCAGTAACAGGAATATCAAAAAGCATACATTCATACACACGCCTAACAAGATCGAGTCTTCCAATTCTATACTGAAATAGAATACTGTCATGAATCTGTGCGCAGAGCTTGAAGTCCGCTGGATTTGGAAGAGCAACTTCATAGAATACCTTTAACCAAGCCTTGTTGAGTGTCATCGCATTTAACGACTGTGGAGGATGGGCAACGTAAGAGTTAAGATCCTGCCTGCTTTTCGTTGGATTACCAAAGCAGTATCTAGTCCATCCAGTAGGACCAACAAGCATTTTGTGCGTCAGTACCTGATATTTAATATAGTCATACCATCTATTTCTAACAGTTGGATATGCGATATCAAAGCACTTCAGAAGATGTTTCGTAACTTGGAGAAGAGTCCAGCTTTTCGGTAAACTAAGTAACTCTCTCGCTCGCAGGACATTCTTAATTCCCATCGTATCGAGGAGTATTCTTTCCCCCATATTGTAATTGGCCCCGTGATTTGTTCGCTTAGATAAGTCCCGAAGCTCTTTATCAATAACATTGCCGTTGGCATCCACAATCTTCTCGTATGGTAAGCCAAAAAAGGCACTTGCATTGATAGCGTGAAAGTCTTTACCACTGGCGAGAGTTGTGAGGAGGTTCGTGTCCCCACTGAGATAGCCCGTATCATGAGATTCCGCCTGAGCATAGTCAGCTTCTCCAAAGTAAAAGCCGGGATCTGATTCGAACACTTCCTTGTAAACAATGTCTGTTCTTTTTACTGGAATGTTATGTATCTGAAGTCCTACCCAGAAGTGATGTTCTTGACTCGCTAATCTTCCTGTATCTGTTCCATGCGGATTAAGTTGATATAGAAATCTGTCGTTGAGAGTAACTCTATCCTTAAAGTAACTGCTAATGAGTTTGCGATCTTTTCGTATATCTTCAATGAGACTGACGAGATAAGCATTGAGTGGATGTCGATTCTTAACTCTGTCCTTTGCGGCAACGTCGCTACTAACAATATCGCCAGATCCAAGAACCTTCCAAAGTCGTACACATTGTTGTGGGCTGTTAGGATTGAAGCCAGGTTCTCCAAGTGCCTTTCGCAATTTTGTGACCTTAATGTCAATCGTGCTTTCCACTTGGTCGCGTAAAGTATTGAAGCTTCGTTCATTTCTTTTTGCTCCTGTTAATTCTGCTTGGAGACAGGGGAATATAAGAGGAAACTCCATAAGATAATTCTGCACAGCCCACTTAGGAAGGTCGGAAATAAGAGACAGAAAAGATAAGGCGGTTGAAAAACTATCTTTAGCGTTGTAACGGTAATATGCTTGAGAATGCAAGGGATTTTCAGATTCGTCTTTCCAAAATATCCATTTTCGAATTGCAAAGCTAGCAATAAAATCCAACCTCTTTGGGAGTTCGGAATAAAAGGCATGAAATAGTGATAAAGTATCAAATTTCCAATTCCGGACCGGTGCACGCCACCGGAGAAAATAGGTGTTGTCGTATTTACCATTCTGGAATATTTTGGGAGCAGGCAACTGATTGAATTTACGTATCCATGCCAGATCATACTCATCCTTTAATGGTATTACGATTGAATGAAATCGAATACGCTTTGTAACAGCATCAAACCAAACACCACAATACCCAGAGCAAGTAATAGCCAAGTCATCTTCGATAGTTTCAATGTCCTGAGCAATAAGATTAGCACGGCTAAAGTCAGCATATAAATCGTCAAGTCTTGCAGGAGTTGCCAGTTCCCAAGAAAATGCCGGGACAGGGAACCAGCTATCAGGCTGAGTGAATTTAGAAATATAACGAGAAAACAAAAACTTACCTGTATTGGTTGATGCCAAGTGTTCAAGTGGGTTACAAATAAGAAACTCATACCCACCATTATCGAATATGCTACCTGCGTAATCATCAAGAGCAGGCTGTCGTCTATCATCTTCTCTCCGCAGTAGTTTGGTCAAGAGCCAACGATGGGTAGTAATAATATGCTTCGCACCATGTTCCTGTGCGCGTAATAATACCTCTGTGACAGTTCCGACTGGACCAGCGTTAAATCTAACACTATGTCCACTAAGCAGCGGCTTCAGAAACGAAAGAAATTTAACATCTTCCGGATGAAGTTGAAGAAAGAGCCGCATTAGGCTTTATCAGCTCTCGCCTGCGCATGTTGGTCGCTGTAACCTTGTGGATAACGCACCTTCAGTTTAACCATATTACCTTCGATAAGAGTAATAATATCAGTTCCGAGTGTATTGCACATCATCTGAATATAGAAAAGCATGTCGCCACATTCTTCCCTCACATTGTCTCGATCAACAGGCTTATTATATATCCACGCTTTCTTCATGCTGTCCAAATACTCGCCGGCTTCTCCACTTGCGCCCACAGCTGAATGTAACAAGTCTAATACTTCTGAACCCATCGGCTTTGCGCGGAGTGCAACAAACTCTTTATACATCTTAAGAATAACTGCTGCCTTTAGACTAGCTAGATGATTTTCTATAGCTTCATCTACTTTGTTCATGTTTAATCTCCTAAGAAAAAGGAAAAAACAGCAGGAGCTAGGCTTATGGCTTCGCTCCTACTGTCGTCTAACAACTTGTGGCTGTTAGACTGGAACGAACCTGAGAAGATTCGCGTATTCCTTCTGCTTCTCTTTGTTCTCTGTTTTCTTGATTACAACGAGAGCTTTGATACCTTTGCTGGCATCAACGATTTGCTGATTGCTCTTGATACCGAGCCTTTCACCAATCGGTTCGAGAACCTTCTTCAGATTCCCACGACCGAACTCGTTGTCGAGCATAAAGGCAATAGTGCAGACATCTCCGACCTTCGGCTGTTTCTCTGCGTCGTTCGGATCTGCCAGTTCCTTCACCTCGATGCACTTCATCGCCATTTCAATCGCAGGATGGTTGGCAATGGCTTTCTTGTTGAGTCCTTGATGCAACTCAACAAGATATGCACCACTGGGGAATACCAGGAAACCTGGCAAGTCTTCAATATCATCCAGTGAACCGTCGAGAATAGAGAAGTCGAGGTTTGCAGCTTGTTGCTGAGCTTGTGTGCTCATGAGACACCTTCCGAGTGAATGAAGCGTTGAGTGAATGAATGTAGCTTTGTGCTACAGCAGCTATTCAACTACCTGTTGCTGCTGCCTTTGCTCCCAATACCGCAGAGCGAAGCCATGAAGTTCATTTGCTGCAAAGTATAGATCAGCCACTGTTTTATCATTATAGATTCGAAAATGTTTCTCATTTGGAAAGTTAACATCTAATACTTCAGAGGAATGAGGACGAACAGCATAATCAACATTACGAGCAACAGTAACAAGAATACCATCCTTTCGTCTAATCCAGTCTGCTTCATTTTGAAATCGAACATCAGGAATAACGAAGTATTCATATCTTGCAGTCCACAGATGCACTTCCATGCATTTAATCCAAATATCTTCATGAATAAGTTGTCTACCCCATTCTGTTCCTAACGTCTGAGCAAAGTAGCGAGGAGACTTCTGAAATAGATACAGTTCTCGTTCCTTCCTATCTCGTTGTTCCCAAATAGTTATATCTTCCATTCCAGGAAGTTGACTAAGCATTTCCTTGATAGGAGCGGAAAAGTTGCGGCTGTAATATCCGTATTTGAAGCAGAGGTAATCAGAAATAGTTGTCTTTCCTGCCCCGGCTTTACCCATTAAGCCTATAATCTTCACAGTTTCTCCTCTTGTTGACTTAATCCAACAGCCTTCGCCGCTGATCCTTTCAGCGACGCCATAACATCAGCAACAGGATCTTTCTTTAGCGGAGGAATCTCTCCAGTGAAGAACGGAAGTAGCTTCGGAGTTTGAAACTTTTCAATGGCTTGATCTGTTCTGCTCCCAATAAGTATCTGCTGTTTGAAGGTTGTTGAGGATGCGAAATTATGCTGTCCTAGACCAGCTTCACAGTAAACTATATGATCGAAATACTTAGCAATACCGCGACTAAAGTTATCAGTGCCACTAACAGGAACCAGTCTTGTCTTATCGTTATCTTCCATTCTCGCTGTAGTAACTAAGCAAAGGACGACTACATTATAAGCGCCTTGCTGAATGTTGCTATAAAATCCATCAAGGAGCGTGCCTTGCTTTCTATAATCTTCCCATCCAGGTTTATATTCTTCGTCTTGATTTCTAATAATATGGTTAATAGCAGAGTTTCCGAGCTGAGTTCCCGAATCGACAATGAAAATATCGTTCTGTCCGAGTTCATGTAGGCAGAATCGAGGATGAAAACTGGCTTTACTTTTTTCGCAGAGGCCACAGTTATGTCTTCCATGGTGAACACAAAGATTCATCGGTGCGCCAGTAACTACCTTGCGCATAGTTTCTATCCCAACAGGATAGCTTCTACTATCTGGTATTCGAAATAATGTAACTCGTTCCTGCCATTCCTTCGGCATCTTCAGCAGCGTTCTCCATCCATTTTCAAGATCGAACCAGTAGAGATTGAAGCGTTCTGCGAGTTGGCCTGCGAGCTGTGTCTTACCCGCTTTGGATTCTCCGAACACACAAATATGTTGGGGAACCCATATACCGTCATTCTGCATTTCTGACAGCTTCATGGTTTAAGCTCCTGAGTATGTCGTTGCAGTTGAACTTCGATCAAGTCAAGAAGTGAGATGTTGAAGTGGAAATCAGCATCTCCTTCTTCTTTAATCCTTGGATTAGCTCCAGTGATAATAACATCATCACTGAGAGTGCAAATGTTAAGAAACTCACAAGCACGACCGAAGCTCATACAAGCATCTCCATGCATCGGCCACATTTGTTCTTTGTCATAAATACTAACAGTATCAACTTCTATAAGCATTTGCTTAATCCATCTAGCCCGCATACTATGAGATTTGGAAAAGGTAAACTGCTCATACTCTTTTGCTATTGATTTGTAAACTAAATACAAAGTCTTAAAACTACTACCTTGAATCTGTGCATCCTTCTGTGCTATGAAATCACATACTAAACTATAACCTAAGTCTTGATCGGAGTTTTGATATTTCGCTGGAAGCACCCACTTATCAGCTGTTGTTTTAACCTCCAAAACAAGCAGCTCTCGTGTTCTTTTGTGCAGAAGAACAACGTCCACAAATCCTCGATAATAGAAACCGCTGCCGATCTTAATTCGAAACCCAAGTTCGCAAGCTGGAACATTATTGAATACAGCAACATCGTATTCAGCAAGGATAAGATCTTTAAACTTCCTCTTAAACAATTCAAGAGCGTGATATACATGCCACAGCGTTTTCTTCTTCCTCTCCTCAGCGTCACTAACATTAATGATGTCACGCTTCCACATAAGGAAGATGTCGAAAAGGATCTTAGATCTTGGCACGCCGAGTAGTAACATCTGTATTCCGTAGCCAACGGCTTTACCAAAACTAAGATCCTCACTTTCTTCCTCCGCTCGACCAAGCAGCTTAGTTAACTGATACTTACGAGGGCAACGTCTCAGTAACGCTATGCTGCTGTGGCTCAGCCTTAGTAATGCTGGATGTAGCAAACCATTTCTCCTGGAAAGCTTTATCTGAAAGGAGTGCGTGGCATAGTAGCAGTTCGCACAACGCACGACTTATTCTTAAATGTTTCGACAGCTCCGTTAATGTGTATCCTGTGTCGATAGCATCTCTTACGTTTTCGCAATAACAACATCCTGGCCGTAATCTTCCCCCTATGGTTATTCCAAAAAGATGCAGACAATGGCTGCATATATCAGCACCCTGAATGTTAGGCCAGACAGTTGCCATTCCAGATTCAAATTCTTCTTCAGAGCAGAGCCAATTAAAGATAAGCTTCGTTTCATGGAAATAGTTTATATACATTCGGTGACGAAAACGATGAAACAATACAGTGACGATGAAGCAGGCTGTTTCATGCGTCATTAATTTATCCTTGCAGCTTCCAGTGTTTTTTTTTCTGCTTCAGCATCATTAACAAATTTTGGAAGTATATCAAATATTGCTCTTGTCATAGTTTGTTGAAGCGTCTCAGTAGGTTCAATTATAAGATGAGAATATATTTCATTCCCACAGCTAAATCCTCTGATACAAATTTTATGCGGAAGAGTCATATCTTCAACGTGAGGAGAATACAGAGCTAAAGATATAGCAGGTCGATGGTATTCATACAATTTCCTGCACTGTCTTGTGCATCCATCTGGTTCCTGATCTAAGAAAGTAATATTGGCTGTCATAAATCTTCCATTCCAATATTCTTGAGACCTTTGTTTCTTCCACTTGCAGCACTCTTAACCGTGTCATCAATAATTTTCGTTTGTGTTTTCTTTTCCAGTCCAGCAACTATAGTGGCAATATCTTCTTCCTTCAATAGATGCACAAGCTCAGGATCTTTGTCCAAGTTTCTATGAATTGTTTGCAGCATACTCTCCATACCTGGATGGTTCTGCTTGAGGGCATTATCGAGCTGCAAGATTTTTTCCTGCAATTCAGCAAGTCCTGGATATTCTATTGATGCTCCAGCACCGGGAGTAGGTTGTTCATTCATGGCTGAAATTGCTCCAGTTTATCGTAATCAACTCTAAAACCATCAGCACAGTTACCAGGATAGATGCATAGAGTTTTCATCCGCGTCCTCTCTGTTGTCCACGTTTTGTAAATGCTTTCGGATACTTATCAATCTGTTGCTGCATCTTCTGCCTGTTGATAACACGTAATATATCACCAATAGGAATGTTAGCTTTCGAGCCATCTTTCAGCAGAACATCTTTCTTTATAGCGTAATGCTGTGGCTTGGTAATTGGACGCTTCCTTCTCGCTAGTCGCTCAGTTTTTCTCTTTAACCAAGCTTCAGGATTCTTGAGTTTGAGCATATCAGTCACAAATCTATCTCCTTTTGCACATCTTCCAGACCGTAACGCTGTTTAAGACGAAACTCAATACGAATATGTTTGCCATCAGCAAGCCGCAAACGCTGAATGGCAAGGTAAAGTTTATCGTGGGAATTGGCCAGCTTAAAAGCTACATCATTATTTTTCTCTTTAATAACTGCTTTGACTACACGAGCAGCTATTAACTTATGAACTTCTACATTGCAGATATACCTATCCTTTAGCTTCTCCCAAATTTGCTGATATTTCCGCATCTTTCAAATCGTCAGGTTCCAAGATTAAAACTGGATACTTACGAAGCGGAGACTTGCGAACGAAACTGATATAGGCTACCGTTCCGTCCTTCTCTGCCGCTTCGTTTACATTCTCCTGCACTTTGAAACGAACTTGTGTACGATCCTCTTCGCTACTGAAACCTAATCCTTCCATCACTTTCTCCTGCTTTGCTTTGTGATGATGGAGTCTAGTGCGGAAGTTTTCAGCAACATCTGGATCAGGAAAATATAAAACCAGCTGCTGTCCAGCAAGCAATTGGTTGTATATTTGCTGAAAAGAAAATTCTGCTCGTTTCATGGAAAAAGAAGAAAGCAGCCAAGTATTTCTACCGGCTGCCTTCTTTTCCTCTAATGCACCAGCTTACAGATTGGCGAGCAGTTCTGCTTCGTCGCGCTTCAGCAGATCTTCGATCTTGCCAGCGAGAAACTCGTAGACTTCCGAGTATTCTTCTGCTGCCTGCGTGTTGGTAAACCACATGCCAAGCTGATCCTTCAGGAAGCTCAGAATCTTCTTCTGAGTCTTGACAGGCTGCAAACGTGCAACGAACAACTTCGCAGCGTTCTCGACCTGTTCTTTCTTCTTCCCGGTAACCGAAGGCATAACATCAAGGTAATCCTTGAAGAACTCTGCCCAGGTTTCCTTGCTGATACCACCACCACGCCGTTCGGAGGGTGGAATGTTGGCGATGAACTCCATCGTCAACTTGCTGATGTCGAGTTCTTCCTGCTTATTCACAGGAGAGTTCTCGTCACCAACTTGCAGACGAGCATAGTCCTTGACAACTTCGGCAAGAACTTCCAGAAGAAAAGCCTTCTGTTTCTCGTCTTTCAGCATCAACTGGATGCCATCTTCGGTAGGAACTGGCAACGCAAGTTCCACAGTGGGACGTTTCACTCCCAGTTCATCTTTCTTGAAGTGAAACTTCTCGGACTTGAGAAGCGTTCCAGGGATAGGACTTGCTACTGCTTGTGCGGGATTTTCTCCCATTGCTACTCTCCTTCAGGGTTAGGAATTAAACTCCACAGCAACGATAGAAAGATGTTTGGAAGGGTTCTTTCGTTCGTTGATGCTAACGGACATTCTACATCAGGCCGAAGGCGTTGTCAAGGCCGCGGATTCGGCTAGTTCCTCTCTCTTAACTTCAAAGCGAACTTTGTTTGCGTCTGTCAGTGCTTGTTCAATGTGCTTAAGAACAAGAGGATGGTAGCTATCCTCCGCCGGAAGTAATTTGCTGATAGCATTCCGCAGTTGTGTGCAGCAGCCTTTAATCACTCGCAGGTTGCTGCCGTATTCAAGTGCGAGTTTCTGCTTCGGGGTTTGAGGCTTCATTTGAGTCTCCTGTTAAGTTGTTAAGTTATTTAATGCCAGTGACCATCAAAACAATGCTTAGTTTCGTGGCCGAGTAGATAAAGCTCTATTGTAAGATCATCTATGTGTGCAATCTTTGGATTGATTCTACGCATTTCTGCATATTCACTCTTCTTAGGCACATAGATGGTGCAAGGTTGTCCAGCAGAAAAATAAGCGCAGCCAAAGTTACTGGGCTTTTGACCATGAGGAGAACGAAAGCATACTTTGTTTATCTCTTCCAAGGAGACTTCATGCTTTACTACTGTTGTAGTTCGCACAGCAGCACATCCAACAGTGAGGAGCAGCAGTGAAGCGAGTAGTTTACTTTTCATCTTGGTTCCCTAGTCTATCATAGAAATCAGGATCAGTATCATCTTGTCCAATATCTATCAGCTTTGCTTCTTTAGTTTCTTCTTCTTTCCCTTCCCACGGGAGACCCCATTTTGCTGCACAGATTGGGCCGTAACCATGATAAAGAGAAATCTTGTTTGTAAGTTCCAGTCCGCAAAAGCAACAGTGCGAAAACTCAATACCTGAGAGCTTCGCAGTTTCGACCGGATTAGCTGCAATCTTGCGGATAATAGTTTTAATCTCGGGTCGAAGAGCCTTTGTAATCTGTCCTTCTCCCTTAAGATTAATGCTACCATAGAGAGAGCGTTCAGGCCAGTGCTTTCCGTTGGTGATAAGGATAAAGCTAGGTGTCTTGCTGAGACTGCTGGCACGATAAAAATGGATGTTGATTCTTGAATCTTCTGGGAGCTTAATCTTAAGAGCCGGGAACTTGAGATTTGAGGCAGCTTTGATAAATAAATCTCGCAGCTTTGTCCCATCGAATACTTCTTCGACTCGCTTTTCTTCTCTATCTCCTGCTGTATTACATCTAACCAGCAGTTTATCAATCCAGTAAACTTGTTTCTCGCTGAGGTATCCACGAGTTTCAAAGTATTGGATAAGATTGTGGGCAAAGGCTTCATCACTATCTCCAAGAAGATGCTTATTCTTCTTTAGCTCTGCTACTCGATCATCAAGCCGCTGGAGTGTCATGAAACATCTCCTCATAGGAATCACAGATATCAAACACATTGCGAGCTACATGATCTTTTCCCTCTGTTGCCATATCTTCTGGCGCAAAGATAATGAAGAGAAGATCAGCAGCTTCATTGTGGGTGCTAAGAATATTACGATGGATTTTCTGCGTTCCGTCACGAAAATGCTTAGTGAGGATACACTCGTGAAGTTGTGCAGAAGCTGGCATTGGATAAATCTGAAGTGTTATAAACAATCCTTGATCACTAACATCTTGGATATTTACTTTCATTTTTGCTTGCTCCATTTTTCGTCCTCACAGAAACTGCACAACATAGCAGGTGGATTAAGAAGATTTACCTGTTCTAATGTGCAGATGTGAGGAACGTGTTGAAGATGGATATGTTTATCACATACAGCGAATACTGTGCCGTGTTTACCAATTTGTTTATTGAAAAAGCGATAGTAGTGAAGCATTAATCTTTCTCCTCTTCATCTTCCTGTTTAACAAGATTCTGCTTGCTATCCTCCAGAACTTTTCTGAGAGCAGCAGGCAGCTTACCAAGATCATGATACTTGCTTGCTATTGGATTACGGCCAAAGTGTTTCATTACTTCTATCCAGCGTCCACCATGTCCTCGTTCTTTATAGATGCGGAAAGCAACATGATGGGCAACTTCGTGCGGAATGGTATCTGCTATCATGTCATTGGGATCAAGATGCAGATATACTGGGCTGCAAGTGATTTCATTCGTTGCATAGTTAGCTGTTCCAGCAGCGGAACCTTTAATCTTCCAACCGAAGGTAGGAACAGGCATTGTTGCTATCTGTGGATACCACTTGGTTGCTACCTTCCACCAGTGTGCAACGCTGTCCCGCGCCAGAGTATCCCATTCGGGAACAAGATTAAAAGCTATCTTGATTGGATCATCAGCAGGCTGCATCTTGCGTTTCTCAAGCAGCAACCTCTCTCGTTCTTCCAGTTTACCCTTAAACCATTCAGCTTTCTCGGCAAGGGTATTACCTTTGATCTTCTGCGATGTTACTCCGCGCTCGAAGGTGTTGGGTTCGCAGATAATATGTAGATACTTCTTTGCTCGTGTTACAGCAGTATACAGCAGTTCACGTTGATTCATCGTGGCATGGCTGTTATGGAGAACGAGGAATACCTTGTCCCATTCAGACCCTTGTGCTTTATGGATTGTAATGCAGTATCCACCGAGCAGTTTATTGACTTCAGCGGCAGTATCAATGGTTACTTCTTCGCCAGTAGCTGCGATAATAAGATCAATCATATGACTTGCAGCAGTAACTCTATCCTCTGCTTCAGATGCTGCTAGTTCCAAATACTTATCTATAGCTTCAACATCAAACTCTTTACCTTCATCGGTTTCCTGTTCCATCTTGGTAGTTGCATCTGCATCCATATCTTCAGTCCGTAGATGTCCCCATCTATCGAGATACTCGGATGGAGATTGAGCAGCTTTGCCCATGTATTCTCCATTTCTACTGATCTTAATGATTGTTGCATCTTCCTTCTCATAAAGAACTCTGTCACCTTCGGCAAGATAATGCTTATTGTAACCAGCCACCACTTCGTGGATAGTTGCTTTCCGCTTTCTGCCAAGATGTTGTGAGATTCCTTTGTTAATCTCCACAGTTCCAAACGAGACGTTGAATGGGCAGAGGATGATATCGTCGTTGAAATTGTAGTATCCACTGTCAGACCATTCACAGAACTGTTTGGTAAGTGTGATGAGACCATGATCTGCACTAAGTTGTTTCTGCCAGGGTTGGAAGATAACCTTTCCATCTTCATTCTCCAAGCTAAGCGCATCCAATGCAGGAATGATCTTGCGATCAACTTCCTTCTTAAGTATTGGATGAAGAAGCTTAACTGATTTAGATTTGCTGTTGAACGTCTTGGGATCTCCTGCAAGAATCTTCCAAGCAAGAGAGATAATAGGAGAGTTGAGAGCTTGCCGGTAAACCTCGGTTAGCTCGATGACTGGAAGTTCCAGCATCTTGAAGCCCAAGATGGCAGAACCGAATACTGGAGGAAGTTGCTGGATGTCTCCGAGATATATGAGTTGCGGCTTGTGGGGACAAGCATCCAGTAGCATATCATGGAGTTCAACACTTACCATGCTACTTTCTTCAAAGATAATAAGTGCGAGTCCAGAAGGAAGAGGATTATACTTGCTGCGCTGTGGTTCAAAGCGCATTGTTTTCTTCATCTCTCCCGGCTTCTCAGGATTCTCTACCTCATACCAGACTGGAGCAAATTCCAGTAGTTTATGGATAGTTAATGCATGAGACTTGATTGCATCTGGAAGAGCATGACGAATGTTATTTACAGCTTTATTGGTAAAGCTGCAAATTGCAATACCATGCTTCCCCGCTTGCAGCCACTTGGTAGATTGAGAAAGAAGCTTAATACGACCATCTGTTATCAGCTTCTTCCCAAGCCAACGTTGGCAAGTAGTCTTGCCAGTTCCAGCAGCCCCTATGAGAACAATATCTTCTCCTTTTGCTCCACGATCAGCGAAGCTTTGCTGCTTTGGATTAAGGATAATATCATCACGAGCAACACCTAGAATCTTATGCGGATGCTTGGGAGTTTCTGCTTCTGGCCTTGGTTTATCTGCGAAGGCAGAAACAAGTTCAGCAATTTGTTCTACTACTTCGCTATGTTGAATATCAATGCCAGCAGAAGCTAAATCAATATCTACGCCAGTAGCACGTTCAGCAGCTATCCTGTCGATAGCTGCTACTGCTGGAGATGCTGGAGCAGAATCAGCTAGTTTCTTGCGAGCTTCTGCAAGTAGCTGTTGAACTCTATCTTCTGTTATGCGCTTCATATAATTCTCTATTCTTTGTTTTCAACAGCAATAGGTTTATCGTTAGCTTCCCGCCATTCTTTAATAAGAACGACGTGAAAGCTGCTCATCCAGTTCTGTCTAAAGCTGAGTCCCAGCTCCTTTGTTACCTTAATGCGGTGTAAAGGAGTCATGAATACGATCTGGAAATTCTGTCCTTCGTGTTGAAGGAAATAACAAACTTGCTCTTCACTGAAGCTTATATCTTTCTTCAGTTCTTCCCAGCTGTCATGCAGAAGAAAGAAGCGATCAAGTCTGTCGCGCTCATCTAGGCTAATGATCCAGAGCTGACCAATAATAGCCTTCTCACGCAGTGTTAAAGATTTCTTACTCATCACTTGCTCCTTCGGAAATAAGTCTTGCTTGAGTTGTTGTATCATCTGGTTCTTCAGTTGTTATATCATCTGAGCTGAGTTCGGCAGCTTCTGTATCTTCTTTCTTTGTCTCTTCTTCAACCTGCTGCGTAAATATAGCAGCATATTGAGCAGCTCGTTGTGCTAATCCCCAAGCAGCTTTTGCTCTTAAGTATGCTACTCTGCTTGGATAATTATTAGCTTGCGGTTCCTCATTAGGAGCAGAAGCTATAATAACTTCCATGTTGTGTTCTTCAACGCTGCCTTCAACAATACGGAAAGGAGAAGCTTCTAGAACATTAAACTCTTCATCAGTAATACCGAGTCCGTAGTTGAGGCCAGCTTTATTCTTCTTAACCAGTGTTCGGAGATGCGTTAATGTTGCATGGCTATATATGCTACCGTGCTCAAGGTGCTCTTCCATGTGTTCTAGTAGTTCTTCAAGATCAATCTGCTTTGCATTATAGATGCTGATACCTTTGAGGCAGAATAAAGAACGCCAGTAGTCATGGAGAGCCTTTGGAGCTGTTCCCGCTTGCATTGCCCAAGTTGCTAGTAATCCAGCATAATCTTGAACTTGCTTTGCACTGTTCCTTATTAAGCGTTCGAGAGCAACTTCCTTATCGTGCAGTTTCTTATCCCGTTCATATTTAACGTATCCATCTTCAAATGCTTTTCTTGCATCTTGCCAAGTTCGAATCCAATAACGAATATTTTCCAGCTTTCTGTTATCGTGTTGGATAACAAATTTAGGAAGAACTATTGCTGCTCTAGAAAGACCACTAGACCAACCGATGAAGCGAGCAAGAGGTTCGATGTTAAGTTGCACAGTGTTATTCTCTGGATACGCAGCATGTCGAAATTCAACGAGTTCTGTGCTGTGAAGAAGAGCCAAGAATAACAGCTTTGATTCTTCTTCTGTGTATTTCTGTGCGGCCCAAGTTCCCATCCGCGACAGTAACCACTTAGTTTCTGCTGTGAATATTGGATGGATATAGGTTAATGATGTTGAGCCGAAGCCTGTAACATCATATGTTATACCGCTATACTGACAGGTTATCTTCACTGAACTATATCTCCTGTTTATACATTAAATTGCCAGCCATAATCTTCGCAGAAAAACGGCTGATTTAGGATTATCGCATATTGCTTTTCCTGTGTCAAGCCCCTTGCAACATTGGCAAGTATTGAGTTGTTTACGTTCTCAGCAGTTTCTACTATGCTGAGGAATCCCTCTGTGCTATTGGTGCTATCCAGTGCTATGTTGTGCTACATTGTGCTAGGTGTGAGTTCCAGTCCCCCGCCTCCAAACAGCAACCTTCTGGCTGTTTCTCCTCTCTCAGCACATTAGTATCTATACGGGTATGATTTGGGGGTATAGTTTAAAGTTGAAACACAAAGCTGCTAGTAGTTACTACTATATACTAGCTACTGGATACTACCATACACCTACTTACTAGCTACAACTCCCAGAAGGTTGCTGTTCCAGCCCGGTGGCCCATTCTGCACATATAGCACATAGTAGCACAACGTAGCACATAGTAGCACAGATTACACAAAGGGATCAGCAACTAAGATAGAAACTATCAACTTATTACACTGCTAATCTATTGACTTGTCAAGATACTAGGCAATTTGCGGGCGCTCGCTACCGCGAGAATACCAAACAACTTCTTAAAATCAAAAGCAAGATCAAAAGCTGGAGGGGGAGGAGAACTATCCCACCCTTTCCCCATTAGTTTCCTCCCCTCATTTTACTTTGTCGCATAGGTGCGACTCGTAAAATGAGCCTCCCCTCCTTCCTTTCCCATATTTCTTTCTTTTTTAAAGAAAAAAAGAAAGAAATAGCTTCCGCTCAAACGCCGCGGAGGCTTAAAAGCAACATCTTATCAGTTGCTTCGCAACCGCTTGATAGTGCCAATCAAGAAAGCTGGATTCAGGAGAAGGGAGCTTGCGATCTACTGATTGTCGGCTCGTATTCACTCGCCGGATGAGTCCTTACTAATTAACGCTGCTAGCCGCTCCCTTCTCCTACGGAAAAATGAACCGCACATTTTTCCTACCTCATCCCTCTTCCTATCCTATCTACTGCTGGGTTATCCTACCACAGTCGCTCCAATGTCAAGGATCGCTCGTCCTGATGATATTTTGCAGTTAGTTTGTCGCACGATAAAGCCTGTGCGACAAAAATAAAGATTGCAGCTTCGCTGCTGCAAAATAAATCCATCAGGCGAGCTTTCCTCCTTGACATTTTCGCTTTGTGTGGTAGTATCCCCCTTGCAGTAGATAGGACTCGATGCTATTCTAACCGTATCACTTAAGGAGATCGAAATGAATACAACTTCAACAGCTCGCAAGCAATTCTGCAAGGTCTATATCGCAATGCCAAACAACTGGAACAATCGCAGCAATGCGATGAAACGTGCGCTTGGAGCAATTCAACGCGCAAATCCACATCTCGCTATCCTCGGTGTCAATGAACCATGCCAAGCACACGCTCACTACTTCATTGATACAGGCAGCCCCAACTGGGTGCTGAAAAAGCACCGTGAACTCAACCTTGAAACAATCCCTCTGAATCAAGGAGTAGACACCAATCTCGATTTCACAATACTGCGGGAGAAACGAGAAGCAGCAAAACAAGCTGACTTCGAATACCAAAAAGCAAAAAGCAAATTCGAAGAGCCTGCGAAATAGCTGCGCTACACAGCCCATTAACAATAGTGGGCTGCAAGCGCAATTACTGCGCAGAAAGGAACAGCTATGAATACAATGTTCATAACAATCCGCACGGATGCAAAGCTATCGAAGCAAGCAAGAACAGCTCTTGTTCTCGATATATGTGACTGGCTACGACAGCTAGAAGCATACGAACAAGAGCAAAGCAGCATCGACATTAAATTCTACAACGGAGCTGATCCAATTGACTACGCTTCCGACACCGTAGAACCACAACAGCAGTAAGCAGTAAACAGTAAGCAGCAACTCCAATATCTACAACATCCACAACTGAAAGGAAACAGTATTATGGAACGCGATGAAACAGCATTTCATACCGTCGAACTCTACACTGGAAAAAACAAGCCGAGAGCAGATCATCGTCTCAGCGTGACTACCTTCAAGTCACTGGCCAAGTTCACTACGAAAGAATTCGATGGTGAACCGAATCCAGACTACAACCCCAACTACAAGAAACCCGATGCTCGCTGCATCAGTATTCCGCAGATCAAGCTGGATTGCACACCGCAGATCATCAAAGATGCAATGCAGCAAGCCCTCGAAGATCTGCAAGATGCAGCAATCCGCGATATTATTCTTGAAGCACTCGCGGAAACACCTGCGAAGAACATCATCAACATCCATGAAGATCAGATCAACTTCGAAGCACTCTCTCGCTTCGCTGCTGAAAATGCCGCAAGTGGCAAACTGACCAAGGATGGAATCGAAAGCTGGTTCGATGACGAACTCGCTGATGTTCTCACTCTCAAGCTGGCGAACAAGATGCAACTGCCTGACAATGCAACAGCAGAGCAAAACAAGAAGCTTGCTGATGCAGTTACATCCTATAAATCGGTATTTCTCAGTCTCGCTGCACCAAAAGCAGGACTCAGCCCCAAGATCGCAGTTCAACTCAAGAACGTCGTTGAACTGTGTGAAAACAAGGAGAGTCGCATGTTCAAGGTGTTGCAGGGCAAAATCGTCGCACATCTGGAACTGAAAGACCCAATACTTGTTGGACTGTAACCCGCATGGCAATCGTTCAACGCGAATTGATAGTTCGATGCTCACACTTCGAAATCGGAGACTATGTAGAATACAACTGGTTTCGTGGAGAAGTTGTGGGCATCAACTATCCATCACTGCATCAACTCGTAAGAGTTTGTGTGGTGATTCGAGCATCACCAACTCACCGTATCGGTGATGTAATACGCGTACCATTCAACTACGGACAGCTTATTCAAAGTCCAGAAAGGAGAAACAAAAACAATGCTGAAACAACCTGCAAAGATAACCCATCAAGCAAGATATACAGCAATGGAATACCGCTTTAAAGTCTTTGCTCGCCAACACTGGAAAACCGGAGATATTGAAGCAGCAATACAATGGGCAATGCAAACAGCAGCAAGCAACGGAACACACTGCCAAGTCTACGACAACACATTGCGAATGACAGTGTTTCGCATTGGCCCAAGAAGCAGACTGCGAGCGAATGTTTGAAGAAAGGTCAAAATAGCTGCTAATACACAACTCCAAGCTGCAACGAACCGCAGCTTGGAGTTATTCCAGCTGATTGCCGCTGCTGAACAAAAGATAGAGTGATAGCAAGAAGCGATATGATAAAGCTATATCGCTTCTTGCTATCACTGGGAAACAACAAGGAGAAACTCCGACTCTTGCCGGGGGGTAGAGGCTTTTTTGATGCCAGAGCCAGGACAGATCCTTTGACATCCCTTCAAATTTTCTAAAATTTTTCATTCATTCCTTCCATTAGTTGTTAGATTCAGTTCTTGGTTAGTAGTAGTAGTTAGTGGTAGTTAGTGATGATAGTTAGTAGCAATCCCCACTGTGCTATCCGTGCCCGCAAGCGTAAACTTCCGGCATGAACTCACTCCTCCTGGCAACTTCGTCATGATAGATAAGAGCAGAGCTTTAACACTTCTTGGCAGCGGCTTGGGGCCGACAGAAGTAGGAACAACGCTTGGCTGCGATCCGAGTTATGTATCTCAGTTGCTAATGGATGATGGATTCAGAACGCAAGTTCTAGCATTACGGATTGAGAATCTGCAAGCTGCAACACAAAGAGATAGGAAGATTGATAAGTTGGAAGATGAAGTGCTGGAGAAGCTTGCTGATAATATTCGGTGGATGACTAAAACGAATGACATTATCCGTGCGTTTGCGATTATCAATGCAGCAAAGAGGCGCGGAGCAGTAACTGGCGGCGATTTAACAGTAAATCAAACAATTGTTGCAATATCACTTCCACCAGCTGCGCGCCGTGAATTTATCACCAATCAGCAAGGTGAAGTTGTACAAGTTGGTGATAAAACTACATTAACGATGCCGCTTCAGAACTTGTTGCGTGATCGGTTGAAGAAGCAAATTCCAGAAAAGGTGTCGAGTGAGCGCGAAGGTAGCACTTATGAGCAAGCAGCAACAGATGCCACAGTTAATTCTCCACAAGGAGAAAAAGCAGCCGCTTAAAGTTGTCCCTCTTGATGCTAAGAGAAAGGATGCAGAGCGTGCGCGTCTAATGCTTCTTGGAATCAGGCTCCAACTACAGCGTAGGCCAGAATAATGGGCTTCCGAGGAACTACTAATGTATGGGATGAAGCTCTCGGTATTGATGAAAAGTCTATAATTGCTGATAAGTTGCAGAAAGACCTTGAAGCTAATGAAAAGGCTGTTGTAGAAGCTAATGTAGATGAGATATTCGTAAAGCATGAGGAAGCAGTTGAATCTGCTCGCGAAAATCTAAACTTTCTTGCTGCTTTAGCAATGCCAACTATATTCCAATATATGTATCCTACTGTTCTGCTTGCTGCTTGGCAGTTACTGAAGGAAGCGATATTTAAGGTAAGAGATTTTACTCAGATTGTTCTTGGTATTCCTCGCGGACACGGAAAGACGACTATAGTTAAGCTATTTATCCTCTTCTGTATACTTTTCACCAAGCGTTCCTTCATTCTCGTCATTAGCAGTACAGCTGCTCTTGCTGAGAATATTGTTGCAGACGTTATAGATATGCTGAATGAAACTAATATAAAGCGACTCTTTGGTGATTGGAAGGTAGGTATTGAAAAGGATACTCAAGAACTAAAGAAATTCACATTTCGAGGAAGAACAGTAATACTAGCTGCGATTGGTGCGGAAGGTTCGCTACGCGGCTTGAATCTAAAGAATGAACGACCCGATGTAATGATATTTGAAGATATACAGACTGCTGAATGCGCTGAATCTAAGGTGCAAGCAAATACATTAGAGCGTTGGATGGTAGGAACTGCTATGAAAGCGAAATCTCCTCATGGCTGTCTCTTCATATATGTAGGTAATATGTTTCCAACGCCTTATTCAATACTAAGGAAGTTGAAACGTAATCCTCGTTGGACTAAATTCATTTGCGGAGGTATTTTAAGCGATGGAACCGCTCTTTGGGAAGAACTTCAACCGCTTGAGCAGTTACTTGCCGAGCTGGACAATGATATTGCAATGGGTCACGAAGAGATATTTGCAGCTGAAGTCCTCAATGACGAGAATGCGAAAGTTCATCTCAGAGCGGATCTTGCAAAGATAAATGAATGGCCATATAATGCGGAGATAGATAAACCACAGGGAAGATTTATCGTTATTGATCCTGCAACAAATAAGAAGGGAAGCGATCTTATTACCATTGGTGGATTTGAAGTATATGATGGGCTTCCTTCTATTACGGAGATTGACGAAGGTAATTATTCACCGGGGGAAACGATAAAACATGCTCTGCTTATGGCGCTTCGTAATAACATCGGTCTCATCGGTGTTGAATCTACAGCTTATCAAGCATCTTTACTTTACTGGTTTGACTTTATCTGTAGACAACTAGGAATTGCTGGAATTGAATTCGTCGAGCTTCATACTGCTGGTTATAGTAAGAATACACGCATTACGAATGGAATAAAGATGATGTCAAAGGGTGAGTTGAAAGTTCATCCTAGAGTTCGCGGCATGATAATTGCACAGCTTAATCAGTGGAATCCATTGAAGCGAGATAACATTGATGGTATCCTTGATATTATCGGTTATGCTCCTTCAATGCTTGAACTTTATGGCCATCTTATGACTCTTGAAGGTGAGATTACCAATCAAGAATTCGATGGAGCTAAGGTTAAGCAAGATAATTGTTCTTTCACAGATGCTGTTTTTCAGCCCTAAGATTTGAGAGGTTTCTGTGACAACTCCAGCAGCCGCATTTCCATTAAGCAATAAAAAGATTTCTGATTCAATTGTTGAATATGCTCGTCGTGCGCAGGAATATTCTCGCGGTCAGTTCAGTATTCGTTCTACTCTCGAATATATTGATCGAGAGTATCAACGTGAAGGAGATATGACTGACGATCAGTGGAAAGCAAGAATGGCAACAAAAGCTGGTGATAAACGTCGGCGAACGAATCTTACTGTACCTATTGTATTGCCACAAGTTGAATCTGCTCTCGCGTATTTTTCTGAGATTTTCCTTTCTGGATATCCAATTTTTGGCGTTGGTTCAAGTCCAGAATTTGATGATGCAGCACTTCAGATGGAAACTGTTATTGCGGAGAATAGTTTAACTGCTGGTTGGTCACGTCAACTCAGCATGTTTTTCCGCGATGGATTCAAATATAATCTTCAGGGTATTGAAGTAATTTGGGATCGCAAAACTACCGCTGCTGTAGAGGCGGATATAACTCTTGCCGATGGCAAAATGGCGAAGCCAAAAGAGGTTATATGGGAAGGAAATAGTCTGAAGCGGATGGATTTGTATAATACAATCTTTGATCCTCGCTGTGCTCCGGCGGAGATTCATTCTCAGGGTGATTTTGCAGGATATGTGGAGTTATGCTCCAGAACGAATTTAAAGCGCTATATTAATAATCTCTTCGGAAAGATTCCAACAGCAGTTGCTATGCGTGCTTTTGAATCTGGAGGCGCTGATCTTATTACTCCAGTTGGTGATGCAACTCTTGGCTACTATGTGCCTCTTATCAATCCAGACGCAATGATTGATCGTGAAGGACTCAATGCTTTCGATTGGATGGCTTGGGCGACAGATCAAGCAAAGCAAAAGATACAATATAAGAATGTTTATGAGAAACTGACGCTATATGCTCGTATAATTCCACAAGATTTCGATCTATATGTTCCTCAAGACAATACGCCCCAAGTCTGGAAGTTTGTTATTATTAACAATAAGGTTCTTCTCTATGCGGAACGCTGCACCAATGCTCACGGACTTATACCTATTATCTTCGGGCAGCCGATTGAAGATGGTCTTGGTTATCAAACAAAGTCACTCGCTCTTAATGTTATGCCTTTCCAGGATTTGGCATCAGCTGCAGTGAATGCAAATATTGCATCAAAGAGACGTCTTGTAATGGATCGCACTCTCTATGACCCATCTAGAATTCGTGAAGCAGATATTAATAGTGATAATCCATCGGCTAAAATTCCTGTTCGTCCTTCTGCTTATGGTAAAACTGTTGGTGACTCTGTATATGCTTTTCCTTATCGAGATGATCTCAGCGCAAGTGTAACAGCAGAAACAGAACTATATGTTCGTTATGCTAATCTTACTACAGGACAGAATCCGGCACAGCAAGGACAATTTGTTAAAGGTAATAAAACGCTGCATGAATATTCAGATGTTATGGGACACAGTAATGCAAGAAATAAAATGATGGCTCTTAATGGTGAGCATCAAGTTTTACTGCCGATTAAAGAGATTATTAAGATCAATATGCTTCAGTATCAAACGGATACTGTATTGTATAATCGAGAACTTCAGACACAGGTAAAGATTAATTCATTAACACTTCGTAAAGCTGTTACTGAGTTCAAATTGAGTGATGGAATTTTACCAGGGGACAAACTTTTCAACACAGAAGAGTTTGAAGTTGCTATTCAAGTTTTAGGAAGTAGTCCGCAGATTTCTGCTGGATATCGAATGCATGACGTATTTACACATCTTTTTAAACAACGTGGAGTAGATCTTCGTCCTTTCGAGAAAACTCCGGCCGAAATTCAATATGAGCAGCAACTAATGGCATGGCAACAACAAGCAACTTTTGCTGCTCAGAAAGGTGCACCCTTTAATGTTCCGATGCCACAGCCGCCTCCTCCAGAACTTATTGAGCAGCAAATAGCTCAGATGAGAGGACGTCGTGGACAATCCTTAAAACAATTAATTGAAGCTGCTGAACGAGTAACTAGGGAAACATCTAGTACTGGAGCCACTGTATGATACAAATAGACACTCCTTTTACTGCGTTTAAGATGACGCAAGAGGAACTTTCTCTTGCACGAGCAATAACTACTGAGCAACGTTGTTATCTACAGACACTACTGAGTGACGCCGCCACAGAAAAGCTCGCAGAAGAATACGATCCAGTTAATCCTTTGCGATTCGCTCAACGAGAAGCATATCTTCGAGGACAGATGGATATCCTTAATATGCTACTCGCTGATACCCAGAGTGTAACTCGACCCGATCGGTTTAAACCGGAACAACCTAAGGAGACATCATGAACATTATTGACATGTTTCGTGGCGCACCGCCAGCAACTCCTACTCCAGCTCAAAATCTTGGGCCAGATGGAAAGCCAGTTCAGCAGCAACAACTTGGCCCTGACGGTAATCCACTTGTTCCAGGAGCTTCCAATACTCCTCCTCAGGGAGAGGATGCGAACAAATCCCCGCTAGCTGAGTTCGGGAAATTATGGGATACTGAAACACTCAAAGAAGGGCAACAACCAAAGCCAGACTTAAACGATCCTCTCTCGATCGTTCCAAACTTACAAATTGATCCGAAACGGTTGTCAGATGCAGCAAAACGGATTGATTTCTCCCGCGTAGTAGACCAGGAACTTGCAAAGAAAGCATTAGGTGGCGATGTTGCTGCTTTCTCTCAAGTTCTCAACAGTGTTGCTCAAGCATCTTTCGCCAATATGTCGATGGTTTCGTCGCGTATTGTTGAAAACGCACTAAGGCAGTTCGCTCCCAAGCTTCTTAATGAATCTTTGCCGCATTCCATTAGGAAGTTTTCAGTTGGCGATGCTTTAGTTTCCAGCAACAAGATTTTTCAAGATCCTGCTGTTGCTCCAATGCTGGAAATGCTAAAGAGTCAGCTTCAGACTAAATACCCCCAGGCTTCAACCAAAGAAATTAGCGATATTGCTAATCGTTTCATGCAATCTCTCGCTAAAGCAGTTGGTGGCGAAGATAATAATAATTCCAATGATCCTAACCGACGTAAAGAAGTCAAAGAAATAGATTGGCTTGACGACTTTCTCGGTGGGACATCAGCACAAAAGTAAATAGGAACAGTATTATTTTCTTTCTTCAATCTGGAGGTCTTTCATGCTTGCCCGCGGAGTAGTAACTGCTGGTAGCGTAACAGGACGCCAAGCTGGGCCGGGAGATGTTCTTGCCTCTGGTGAGTCGTATGCAACACTTACGACTGCTGGTGCAGGAACGATTCTTGGTGCTATGTTTGCAGCAGGCATCCTGCATCGTACTGGCCCTGGAGGTGGTTACACTGACACTACGGATACTGCGGAAAACATTCTCATTGCACTTGCTGGGAATGACTACAAGGTAAACGTAATGCCGGGAACAACTTTCCGGTTCCTCTTCAGGAACACTGTTGCATTCCTGATGACGTTCGCTGCTGGTCTCGGCGTAATTGCTGGAACTGGCACGTTGAACGTAACAGCGTCTCTTGTGCGTGAATACTTGTTGGAAGTACTGAATTCGACTCCAACATTTACCACGCTATGTAGCACCGCTGCCGCAAGTGCTATTGTAACACTTCTCACACCCGCCGCGATGGGTTCCATCACTCCTGGACAGATTGTGTCAGGAACTGGAATTACTGCGGGTTCTCGCGTTTCCGGTGTAACTATCGGTGACCAAACGAGTGCTCGTGGTCAGGTGGACAAGATTACAGCAATTACGCTGAATCAAAACTCAGCGTCTGCTCAATCTTCCACATCCGTCACGTTCTCTCCGTGCATCCGGTTCAATGGATTGCGCGAGAGCACGTTGTAACTGGCCAACTAAAAAGGAGTCATTCACATGACTACGGGTATCTTCAACACTGGCCAGTTCACGCAGGATCTAGCACGGAAATCATTCGCAGGAATGATTACTCGACTGATGCCTAACGGCTCAGCTCCGTTGTTCGGTCTTACGTCCATGCTTGAGAGTGAAACTGCGGGGAACGTGGAACATGGTTTCTTCACAAAGACCATGCTCTTCCCGCAACTAACTCTTGGCGCGGGTGGCCAAACCATTGATGACACAACCTTTACAGTAACCAGCACAGCAAACATCCTTCCTGGGATGATCTTGCGTGTTGACTCTACTGGAGAGAACGTAATCATCAATGGAATTCTCAGCACCACACAAGTAAGCGTGACGCGTGGTGTTGGCACGGTAGCTGCGGCAGCTATCGCTGCATCTATCAACCTGTATCAAGTCGGCAATGCGTTCGAGGAATCTTCGACTCGGCCAAACGCTCTCCAAATCAATCCTGTTCGTGTAACCAACCTTACGCAGATTTTCCGGAACACTTGGGCGATCAGCGGAAGTTCGGCTGCTGTGCAGATGATTGCTGGAGATAGCAACGTCGCAGAGAACAAGCAAGACTGCGCCGGTTTCCATGCGGCTGATATCGAGAAAGCTCTTTTCTTCGGACAGAAGTTCCAAGGTTCCCGCAACGGACAACCGTTCCGCACAATGGATGGGATTTACTCGATTGTAAGCAACCTTGCTTACTACCCGAGTTCCTATTCCAGCGTCAACGTAACGGTAGCAGGCGGAACTACGAACTATACGCAGTTCGAAGCTGCTTTTGATCCGTGCTTTAATCAAACAACGGATCCGAAAGTTGCGAATGAACGGCTGTTGTTCGTTGGTGGAACTGCGAAGAAGGTTATCAACAACATTGGGCGTCTTAACGGCACCTATATGATGGTTGATGGTCAGACTTCGTGGGGACTTCAGTTCTCGACGGTAAAGATCGCGCGGGGAACATTCCGCGTTATCGAACATCCGCTGTTTAACACCAACGCGTCTTGGAGCAAACTCGCAATTGCTGTTGATTTGTCCAGCTTCCGTCTGGCGTATCTCGGCAATCGTAAAACACAGCATAAAGCATTTAATGCTGCTGGCGAAGAAGCCCAAGATAATGGAATTGATGCTGTCGGTGGAACTCTCACAACCGAAGTAACCGATCTCATCAAGAATCCTCCAGCTTTCGGGATCCTGACGAGTCTGACTGCTGCGGCCGCTGGTTAACTTTTTCGTCTCCTGAGAAGTCAATGGTGCAGAGAAGGAGAGAACTTCTTTCCTGCACCATTTTTTTCTCTAAGTTCGTCCAACAGTGAAAGGAAATAACCGTGGCTCAAAACCCTGATCTGCAAGATGCTAACTCTGATACACCGGTGCAACCTCATGTTTCTCCATTGGCAGCTATTACTCCGCCAATGCCAAATACAAAGGTAAGAGAAGCAGTATATTTTACTTGCACCATCATGAATGCTTCGATGTTCCGGCCAGATGGAAAGAAGCTGCCATTTGTTGCTGGATTCTTGAAAACGAGTATTCAAGAAGATATCGCTTATCTAGATGGTGAGATTGAAAACGGAAATCAATATATTCATCGCGCAAATAGCAAAGAAGTTGAACAGGCACGAATGTATGAAGATCCTCTCGGAGCAATCAAGGATGTTGTGAGACTCGAAATGGAGAAACAGGTGCGAGATAACTATACTATTCCTCAGCTCGAAGCTTTGCTTGCTGAGAAAAAGAATCCGAAACCAAAGGATGTTTCTCCTGTTGAAGCACCGGAACAAAAAGCTCGGCGGCTTCTTGCTGAACTGGGAAGCAAGAAGTTGAAACCGGCTGGAACCGATGCTGTTACTAGCGGTATTGCGAGCAGTAACTCAGGTGATGTTGCTCGTTAACTTGATGCTTGCTGTGGAGAGTTGCGGCTTGTGACATACCAGGAAATTTACGACACTGTAATTAGTCTTACGAATCATCCTGAGCTGGTGGCTGAAACTGCTACCGCTGTACAAGCTGCAACGCTTCGAATGCATCAAACTGACTTCTATGAAAGAGATATAACTGAAGCGAAAATTGTTCTAGAAGCTGATGGTTATATTCAGCAAGTTGATATTAGTGGAGTATTTGCACGCTACAGAAGTCTCAAATATCTTCGTAAATGGAATCCAACTGGAGCTGATCCATTTACGCAGCAACTTACCGGAGCTGCTGGCCCTTTTCTTACGATCCTTAATGCGGATCAGATTCTTGATGGTTATGGACTTGAAAAACCTAATGTTGCTTACATTGCTGGTAGGATGCTTAATATCCGCAGTAACACTGTTCTTCGTCAACTTTTAGCTGGATGGTATCAGCTTCCAAAGGTTACGCCAACAACTGAATACAGTAGCTGGATCGCAGACACTGTTCCATTTGCTATCATATTTGACGCTTGTAGTTTAATCTTCCAAATGATCGCTCTCCAAGAACAAAGCCGCAAGTTCGACAGTCTCGTTGCTGAACAGGCTGCAATGGTTAAAATGCACGGCATTGAAATGAGAGGACGCTAATGAGCACAATCTGGGTAGCACTCGCTGATCCAAATCTGCCACAAGGAGCTATTCCATACATAGATACGGATAGCGTTCCTGATATTGATGTTCTTAATCTTTTTTACGACTCTGTTAATAAGCGGATGCAAGTAAAGAATGGTATTGCCTTTGATTATACTCGATCCAGCGCGACAGGGGCACAGACGATCAATAAAGTTGCTGGAACTGTGAAGATTGCTGCTGCTGGACAGACGGTAGTGTTGACGAATAGCCAAATAGACGCCAATTCTCTCATTATTCCTTTTCTGCTTAGTGATGATACTACAGCCAAGAGTGTTGTAGTTTCTGCGCAAGCAGCAGGTTCTTGCACATTTAAACTGAATGCAGCAGCTACTGCAGAAGTGGTTATTGGCTTTCTTGTGCTTCCAGTTGGACAGGTTGTTGCTCAATAAGGAACACGAATGGCTTATGTTCCAAATCCAGTAGATATTACTGATCCTGTAATATCCAGACCCGCTGGTTCAGCAGCGGAAGAATTTCGTGAGCTGAAGGACTATATTCAGACTCTCGCTGTGAGTGCAGGTAAATCTACGGGCGCAAGGCAAACCATTCTTCAGGGAGTAGTCAATTCCAGCGGCTATGCAAACATGCTTAGTGCAGGAACTGGATTGACAGTTAAACTTGCAGCTACTGCACAAGCAATTGTTTTTGCCTTTGCTGCTGGATTTAACGCAACTGTTGGTGCCATTGATAGTTATGCACAGCTTACTGCTGATACTGACCCAATAATTTCAGCATTGAGTGCGAATAATCTGAGTTATATTTATGCCGACTATGTAAGTGTCAGCAGCATTGCCTGGGACAAAACATTAGTTCCTCCGCAATATGGATATGTCTTCGACCGCACTGAAAATTTTTTGCTGCATTTCGACGGCATTGATGCAGCTACCAGCACCACTGACGACTTTGGAAATACTTGGACATTTGGGGGGAATGCACAGCTTGATACGGCACAACAGAAGTTTGGTAGTGCAAGTTTGTTGCTGGATGGGACAGGCGACTTTGCCAAGACTAACAGCATCACTTCTTTAGGTGACGGTTCATGGGAGGTATCCTGCTGGTTTAGAATCAATGCAAGTCCCGGCAATGGTGTTGTATACGGTCTCATCAGCATCCGAAACGCAGCGGCTTTTGGTATGCTAGTGCAGTTGCAAGATACGGCAGGAGTAGAAAAACTTGCCTTTTATGCATCTTCCACAGGCACGTCTTTTGACATTGCTAACAATGTTTCTGGAACCAATACGACATTTGCTACGGGGGAATGGCATAGAGTAAGAATAGTTTTCGACGCTCTCGCGGGCACCTATCGTGTCTATCTTTCGCTAAATGGAGCAGTAGAAACACAAGATATTTCTGTAGCTTCTACTGCTAGAATTTGCGAGGTGACACAACTTCATCTTGGTATTGCTAGTGATGAAGTAAGCTCACCGTTTAATGGTTGGCTTGATGAATTCCGGCTTCTACGTGCTGCTTCCGCTACTGCTATTGAAACTCCAAAAGCATCTGCTTATGCTGTGAATGAAACCAATCAACTTGTATGTTTCTTTTCCATTCCTGAAATGAAGATGTATGAAGTGACAAGTGCATCTGCTGTTGCTGGCACCAATCCGGGAATGACAGCAAGGAACAGAGTGTTCGTAGCTGAAGCTGATACCAGTGGTGTTGCTGTAACTGCGGTAAGGAACTATGCGCTGCGTGGAGAATATATCAGTGACTACTTCACTATTACAGCTTCGACTACAATAAACAAAGCGCATAACATAGGTGTGCGTCCGGGACGCACAACACAACGCCTGAAACTATTATTAGCTTCGATGGGGTATACTCAAGGCGAGGAACTTGAGGTTAATTATGTGTTTGACGGCAGTACTGGACGAGGAGGTGTAATCTACCTTCCTACACGAAATAGCATGGTGCTTTTGCTTTCAAGCGGCACATATGTATTTGCAAACAAAGGAACGGGCATGTCTGATTCAACTGCTTACAATACAGTTGTTGCGCAGCTTAGAGCATGGCGAGGATGGTAACATGGCTCGTTATCATAGCCGCTGTAATCTTAGTGCTGCTCGCTTTCCATTAACTACCGATCTTGGAAGTCGTACTATTATTCTGCCGCAGCACGACATGAATTATCAACGAAATGCTGTATTTTCAGGCTCTGATGCAGATCGTGATATTGGTGTTCCTCAGGTATTTTATTGTCATAATACATTTCCAACAGAGCAGGGTTTTCAAAGTGTCGGATATGACCAAGTTATTGCCGCTATTCCTACTGCAACAGAGTTTGACCAGATTATTCCGCTTACAGAAGTTGGAGGAAATAAATTTTTACTATCTCCGGCAGGAGGATTAAATTATGTATTTGATGCACCAGTTGGTCAGTGGGAAAGCATAGATCCGATTCCAGCTGTAGAACCTGATGTACTTGTTACTTATGCTTTTGTCCAAGGAAATACATATGTTTATTACGAAAAAATTGGCGCTTTTATTTACAACTCCACAACTAAAACATTTGATTCAGTTACACTGATTGGTCTCAATCCACTACTTGTTAATGGTATTGTAGGAAGTAATGGATATTTGCTCGCCTTTGATGATACAACAATGTATTGGAGCAGCGCAACTAATCCTCTTGATTTTGTTCCTTCACTTATTACCGGAGCTGGTAGCGGAGCAGTGACAGATCTGAAGGGTAGAATTGTAGCAGCTTTGCCTAATATTAATGGTTTTATTGTTTACGGAACAGGAAATGCTGTTGGAGCTTCTTTTACAAGTAATATTCGATTTCCTTTTATATTTAAGGAAATTTCAGGTAGTGGTGGAATTCTCTCAAAAGAACAGGTGAGTCATGACGTTAATTTAGAGAGCCACTACGCACTTACCAGTGTTGGATTACAGGAGATTACTAAAGCTGGCTCTAAAATAGTATTTCCAGAAATTATTGACTTCTTAACTTCTCGTATATTTGAAGATTATACTTCAGCAACTAAAACATTTACTGTGCAAACATTAGGTTCAGATATGTTAGCAAAACTTACTATAATTTCTGCACGTTATTTAGTAATCAGTTATGGAGTTTCTTCCTTAACTCATGCTCTTATCTATGATATTGCTCAGAAACGCTGGGGCAAAGTTAAAATTAACCATGTAGACTGTTTCGAATACAACTATCCTAACTTGTATGGAGAAATTACTTACGAAATGCTAATGGACGCCGGAACTCTGTATTCAGATCTTCTGCTTACTTCTTATCAAGATTTGTTTACAGCAATTGCAACAGCTAATAGGCCAAAACGAACTCTTGCATTTCTTCAAGCAGATGGACGAGTGATGCTTACGAATTTCGATCTTGGCAGACTTGCTGATGATGCTGTATTTTTACTTGGAAAATATCAATTTACTCGTGGTCATTACTTACAACTTCTTGGCTTTGAGGTTGAAAATGCAAATTCTGGGGCAAATTTTGAAGCTTTTGTGCTCCCAAGTCAAGACGGAAAGAATTTTGAACCAGCTGTTACACCATTTCTTAAGACGAATAATGGAAAACTGCGAGAATATGCCTGTAGAGTTACTGGAGTAAATAATACGCTACTTTTTACTGGAACTTATAACCTTGTGGGGACTCTCATTCGCTACACACCACTAGGAATGATTCGTTAATATGTCAGGTGCTCGCTTTAATCTTCCTTTTACTCTTGGAATTGGCGATGTTGTTCCAAGTAATATTCCACCAGAAATTAGACCAGCTTTTGTTGAAGTTTATAGTGCATTTCAACAAGTTCAGTCAGTTTTTCACAACTATCTTGGCATAGGACAGCAACTTAAAGATAGTTGGGCAGCTCTTCCGATAGTAGAAACACTGCACAAAGCTTCCCAATGGAGACTTTATGTAAAAGCCAGCGAAGCAATTGGATTTGGCAATGCTGTTAGTATTCATGCAGTAAGCGGTGTTATTAATGTGCGTAAAGCTAATGCAACAGATAACACAAAGCCTTGTCATGGATTCTGTACAACTTCTATTGGTATTGTATCTGGCGAATATGGAGAAGTTATACTGTGTCAGGGATTAACGAATGGAATTACTGGATTAACAGTAGGAACACGCTATTTTTTAAGTACTACTGATGGATTCCTTACATCTATAGCTCCAGTAGCGGCAGGTAACATTGAACAAGCAGTAGGAATAGCTCTAGAAACTGGACTATTTTTGTTTAATCTTGATTTTGAGTTCATTCAGCACTAAGGATACTAATGTCTCATCAACTTCTTCTAGATATTATCGACGCGCTAGAAGATAGCAACAGTGTTGCTGTTATTATTCTTCCTTATGGGGCTGAAGAAGAAACTCCTGAGGAGGAAAAAGAAGAAACTCCTTATGATGATTTTAGGGAAAATGAAACTTATGAAGTTGGCGGAGGAAGTGATACAGAAGTAGAATCTCATATCCCATTTGCTGCAACTTTTTCTCCTTTTGGTTTTTAATATGAATTCTAAGGAAAAATGGGCAGTAGTTTGTGGAGTGTTCAACAATGATCAATGTTTGGCTACTTGCAAGTTTTTGCAGGGTAGTCCAGACAGTCCTGACAAGAGTTGTAAGCTAGTAGGTAAAAAGAGTCCCCTTCCTGAGGAATGTCCTCAGTTTGAGGAAGCTAGTAGTAAACTTGTTTTTCATTAACTTTACTTTCAAAAGGAGCTACAAATGGGACTTTGGGCCGCATTAGCAGAGTCAGCAGCAGTTCCAGCAACAATGGCTACAATCGTAGAAGTAAATCCTCCTGCTGGAAGGAGGGCAATAGTTACTGAAGCTTCTATCAGCTTCAGTGGTGTTTCAGCAACAGATGTTCCAGTTCTGGTGCAAACAGTAAGAGTAACAGCAACTTCAGCAGCCGGAACAGCAGTTACGCCAACAGATCAGCAAGACACTGGCGATACTGTGCAAGCATCTGCGAAGAAACTTCCTGCTTCAGAAGGAACCGTTGTAGTACTTAAAGGTTACATGGTTCCTCCTTCTTCTGGTCTCGTTATTCAGTATCCGCTCGGAAGAGAGCCAAAAGTTGAAGGTGCAGCAGCAACCGCTAAGGGATTTGCAATTCGTGCAAATCGTGGAGCTGGTGCTGCTATCAATGCTGACGCTAATATTGAATGGGAACAATAATAGTGTTGGCCGCTAGTTTTCTTAGTGCCATAACAGCAGAGGGAGCATGACCTCATGGGTGTTGCTCTCTCTGCTTATCGTAGGAGAACTATAAATTTAAGGTGAGTGATGGGAAGTTCGATCATCCTGCCCAAACGGTCATTATTACTAACGGCTTCAACACGTCGAGTAGTCGTGGATTCACTAGCATTGCCTATTCTAACTTCCGGTATTCTTGTTAAGATTTCGCGCCCCAAGACAATTGCCCCTCTTGCATGGGGCGCGCTGGATACAATAAGAATCAGAATCGTCATGGAACTGGATGGTAGTGAGGAACACATTTGTCAAGGGCAGGCAAAGGGCGGAATTCGTGTAAATCGTTCAGGTATTGAAGTTGATGCTTATGAACTTTTATTTTCGCCTACTTATGGATTTTTCGGAAAGCGTGAAGGTTTCGCGGTTCGGCTAGGTGAACGATCTAGATTGAGTTATCAGTGTCGAATTGAGATTGACGCTCTTGCTGGCATCCTGGAGAGCGACATCGAAGTTATCGGGTTCGATGCACCCGCTCCGCAGTATAGATTCAGTAGTTCGGTCGCCTTCGATGCGGCTACCGATGCCGTTGAGACCACTGGCGATGGAGTCCTGTCGTTGTCACACACGTCAAGCGGGGAAAATTTAGGCGCTTTCGCGTATTCATCCAACAATTCCTTCCCTGCGGGCAAGACCTCCACTGGCACCACGTATGCCGGGGTGTCCATGACCGAGAAGTGGGACGAAACGTGGTCATCTGGAAATTCGGGGCACGCGGGGTATGTTCTTGCTGGGCAGGCAACGGGGGCGCAAACGGTAACCAATACCCTCTCCGCTGCACCAGCGAACGAGCATTTCCTGGGCGTCACCTCTATGACAGGAGTGCATCAATCCGTTCCAGCGGGGACTTCCGCTACCGCCCAAGACACGGGAACGGCATCGTCAGTCACCGCAAGCGATGCCGCAACTGGGGATTTGGTGGTGGACGGTGTGAGCCAGATTGA